TTCCTATTGCAGCAGTCGGATCATTCGTGTATCCAAAGTCAAGTCCGATTCCTACTAACTTTGCTTCGTCAGGTATCGTGTCTATCTCTTTCCAATTATTAAACACTACTCCCTCAAGACTACCTACTTCTCCGAGTCCGTAAACTCTCCACCAATTTGCCCAATAAGAACTCGTAGCTGCTTTCTCACGGTTCTTTTCTATTTGGCTTACTATCGACTCGTCTAATGCTTCGTTATCCTTGTAGGTTAAGATTATGAAGTCCGTGTCAGGTTCGTCTTTTAGTTCCTTGTGTACCCAAAACTCATTTGCAGGGTTGAAGTCTAAGAATACCTCACGCTTGGTACGGATGGCAAGTTCATTGTATGCTTCAAATGTTACGTTGTTGCACTCGTTGATGTACAGGATGTCACGCCTCGCACCTCGTAGTTTAGATGCATCGTCTGCTGAGAAAAATTCTATGGATGAGCCATTAGCGAAATCGTACCTAAGTAGCGTCTTGTTGAATCTATCGTCAAAGTAGCGATTAGTCCAACGCATAATTTTTAGAAAGTCTTTGAGTGCTCCTCTTCGTAAGTGAGGTATCGTCTCAGCTACTACTGAAACTTCTAAGCCTTTTTCTTTAGTGCATTTGTCGATTAAGATAGGGAGTATGCCAAAGGTCTTACCTGCTGACGTTCCTCCCTGTATTATCTTGATTCGTCTTTTTAGAGATAGTATCTTATTTATCGAGGTAGTTCTCTTGAACATCTGCGTCTATTGCTTTTGTTTCATCAGGGAATAAAGGCATCTCCATTGTCACGGTAGTCTCAGTCTTCTCAGTTAGTCCGTTTAAACGTTGGGTGATTGATGCGTTGTACTGACCTACCATACCTCCGTTGATTTGATCGGTTCTTATTTCTCGCTTTATATATGAGCAGATAGGAATAAAATCTCCGTAAATTTCTCCTTGATTCTTAAAATACTGCTCGATAAAAAAGCCTTTCTTTTGATAAATGTAAACCTCAAACCCCTCTAATGATAACGGAACTTCGAGAGGTTCTGCTACCATATCTCCGGTACGTTGGTTGAGTGTGTACTTGTAACGTGGATTGTCCTTTACGTGAGATTTGTACTCCTTGAATAGGTTGTACATATCTTCGGGAGTTTCAACGTTTCGTGGTCTTCCTACTTTTGCCATTTTCTATTTCGTGTTTTTGTAATTGCTCTCTGCAGATTGCATACCTTTGGTCTTGATTGTATTCTCTTACCATTGTGTCATCCATCATACATCTTTGGATGAACTCTCCTTGTTGCTCTTTAGGCAACGGTTTCGGAATAGGCATTGTAAAGTTTTTTAAGGTTTAACACTATCTCTCTAAAACAAGATGCACAAGAGCTTGGCTCTAAACGTACTTTCATTACTCTTGAATAGATTTCTCTTATTCTTGTTACTTCACTTGGTTTGAATGTTTGTTGGTCAAGTATTCGTGTTTCCGTAAGCCAGTTATACTCCTCCTCAGTTAAGCACTCAGGTTGGCGATATGGAAACCACTCATTGAGTTTCTTTTTACGCTCATTACATCCGCAGTCCTCTCCGGCTACAAATTCAACGAGTTTCTTGATTCCTGTTGCTTCAGTTATTTGCTCGATGGTGTCTCCGAGTCCTTTTGCTTTTCTCTTTGCCATATTTATTAAATTAAATCGTAATCTTGGTTAGTGTAATCATCATAGTCTTCTTGTATCTCGTCTCGTAATCTTTCTTTGCAGTTTTTTAGAGTATTAAAAATTGACGTGAGTGAGATTCCTGAATCTTTAGCGATGTCTCTCATTGATGACTTGCCCTCTTTATAGACTTTGAATAGCATTGAATCGTACCAATGCCAATTCTCCATCTCTTTGTTTATTCTTAAATGTAATCTTTCTAAGGCTTCGTGTTTTTCTAACTCTGAATCTTCGTCTGCTATTCCTCTTACCTCGTCTAAAGATAAAAACTGAACACTACCAGTTTTGTTTATTTCAAATGCTCGATTTCTTAGCATCATCCACATTAAAGCTATGTTTGGTTTTCCGTCTTTTAGCATCCTTTCCTCGTAGTTATACTTGACGATTCTCAGGTAAACATCTTGAACTACATCTTCAGCAAGGTCTTGCTCTCCAAATGAACGGACTATCTTAACCCATTCTTTATGGTGATCTGCTAATATTTTAAGTGCATCCATTTGATTAAATTCTAAACAAATATAAGACTATATTTTAAACACGCAAGTTGCCTATAAAAAAAGCCACTTGTTACAGTGGCTCTAAATTGTTTAAGTAAATCTCTCGTGTGACGTAGCTATCTATTTTGTGTAAGGTTGATAGTGTTACGTCTTTTCGGTTTAGAAAGTTGTTTAACTGAAACTGATGCATCTTATGTCCTTTTGATTTTATCTCTTGGACTATTTGATTCCGTGTTTTTGTAAACAAGATTCTCTGCAGTTGCTTTCTTAAAGCGTCATCGTCTATGTACATATTAGAAAGGTAGGTCATCATCAATACTATCTCCGGTTACTGCTCTCTCAGGTGCTACATAAGGCTCACTAAATGAAGCTGAGAAATAACTACTTGCCTTGCCTTGCTTTACCCAAAGAGCTACCTCCATTTCTTTACCATTTACATTTACCTTTCCTTTGTAGTCCGGATGGTTGTCAGCTTTCTTGTTCGTGTTTTTGAAGATTGCTCCAGTGTTTGTTTTGTTTTCCATATTTAAAATAGATTAAAAATTACTGATAAAGTTAGTGCTATCAGTATTGCACTTATTAAAATCATTGTGCCTATTGCGGCCATCTCTTCTCTGCGATCGTCTTTATTTAGTTTCATAAGTTAAATTCAAGGTCATTATCATTCATTACTTGTATCAGCATTTCTCTGCATTGAGCGAAGACTTCTAACTCGGTTTCGTTTAGTTCTTTGTTTGTACTGTATCCGTGTTTTATTATTCCTCTTAACTTTTGGTCAAGGTCATACATTGCATCGTGCCAATCTTCACCTTGCATCGCACATAGTGCTTCAGCTTTGTCTTCGTATTCTATTGTTATCTTCATCTTCTAAAAATTTAATTGCTTCATTCGTGTTTTTGAAGTCGTGAACAATCCAACTGCTATTATCGAAATCAAATCTAACTGCTTTAAGATTATCAAGAGTCCACTTACGAGAACACGGATTGCAACTGAATACCTTACCTTGTCTTGACTTAATCTGATAATGTCTTCGGTTATCCTGAAAGTCATCAGCAGGTTTCATCTTAAAACATCTAAAGCAGTAAACCATCTTATTATGATTTATGCTTCATAGCTTCTCGGTAGCCATCGCTGAAGCCTTTGACGTAATGAAGCTCAATCTCTTTCTTAATGCGGCTCAAATAAAGCGTTGCATCCATCAACTCCTCAAGCAAATGAGTTATCCATTGGTCAAGCGTTAAATCTTCTCGGTCTAATGTAGTTCCGTATTTCTTTAGTCCTGTTGCAGAGCGTTCAGCATACTTTGCCATCACGGATAAAACTACTTTGTCAGTTACTTCTTGGTTCATAGCATTTGAATTAGTGCGTTGTAATACTCTCGAGCAAGTTCAATCTTCTCTTTTATCTGCTCGATTACTTGTTCGTCTTTTTGTACGTAGAAAACTTTGACTCTCCGGTTCTTAGGAATATGTGAAAACTGATGCTTACTCTCTACCTCTTCACGTAAATCTAAGTCCTCGTCAATTTTGTGCAGTTTCCAATGTGCTCTACGAATCTCATCTTCTACCATATCAAGTGGAGTATCTACAAGGCAGTAGCAAAGCATTGATTGAGTCTTTCCAGTAAGCCACATATAACCCTGAAGCTGATAGAAATAGTCTTTGTTAGGAATCTCCGTATCAAAAAACGGAAAGGTGGTAGCATCCCAAGAGCTTTTAACGTCTAACAATACATCCTCCGTGTTTACATCAGGAGTTCCTGTTATCCAATCGTTATCAAAATACTCCTCATTCTTGTAAATAAATTTGACGTCTAAGACATCGTTTACAAGTGAGATAGATTCGTCTTCAACTTGGATTCCTTTGTCCGTGTAACGTGAGCTAAACTCCTTACGGATGCCGTATTTATGCTCAAGAACTAACTCGTGTATGTAAGTTTTAGCAGTCTGAGATAAGAATTCGCCTTTAGAGCGAGATGTAGCCATCAGTTTCCCAATGGCACTACACCTAATCTTTAGATCTTTCATTAGTAACGTAAGCTCATTTTGTTACGACTCTTGTAATTGTAGATGTCTTCAATAAGAGTTTTATATTGCTCTCTATTCGCACAATCTACCAGTGCAGTTGGTTGAAGTCTAAGTTTATGCATAAACTCATTAAAATCAAACTTATGGTTTTTAAGTAGTCCAATCATAGTTCCAATAAATGAACTCCTATTATATCCACTATAATAAGTCTTTACCATTCGTATTTTACTTGCCCATTCTTGGGCAGTTTCCAAATCTTTACATTTCCAATCTCCATTCTCAAATGGTTTTTGACCATTGTTTGTTGTACCACTATTTACGGTATTGTTTGAACACAATGCAATACAATCAATCAATTTGAAATCATCATTTTTTCTATAGAATTGTCTGATCATAACATAGTCCTTTACACCAATATTCGCATAACCTTCCATAAAATCATTTTTAGTCCAATTCTTTTGATTTAGATTTAGGGTGTGAACGTCATCTAACTTATATCCATCAACAATAATGTAGTAAACAAATGATTTAGTTTCTTTAGCTGCCATTAAACGATGTTGACCATCAATCACCTCCATTTTTTCATTAACAAGAATTGGATTACATTTCATTCCATAAACACGGATGCTATCTGATATCCTTTTAATGTGTTGTAAGTTAGGAACTCTATTGCCATCAATCTGAGTGAAGATTGAAAGATCGTGTGTTTTGTAAACTTTGTTTACTTCTTGTTTTTGCACGTGACTACTCTTATTCGTCATTGGTGCGGTTAGCGTGTTAAACATATATATTAAATTAAACGATTACTAATTAAGTTTCACAATGCGTTAAGAATATCGATTTGACCATCAGTTAACGAGAATGATGCTTCGAGCTTCTCACGAGTGTATTGTCCGTTTGAAATGGAAGTTACTGCTGCTTGAAATCTCTTAGCGTCAATAGCCGGAAGTTTATTCTCTTTTCTATCTGAGTTATCTTTTGAGTCGGGATCTGATTCAGTCTCGTCAATTAAGAATAAGCCATTTAAAGCGTATTTACGAGCGTAACTTGATGCAGTACCTGTACATTGTTCAGATGACATTCCTTTGTGTTCTCCGAGTTCTGCATATCCGTTTACTGATACGATAGTCTTGTCTATTGAAAGTTGAGCATTTGCTTTTAGAAATAGTTTGCTTCCTACCTCTACAATTTCATCAGTCAGAGTTAAGACTGCTCCGTGTTTTTGCAACAACGGTTTAACTGATTCAAGAATCTGCTCTGCACTTCGGTACTTGTATTTACCAAATGAGTTAAAAGAGCCTTTTGGACATTTTAATTCTGCCTGAATTTTTCCTAATTTTTCCATAGCGTGTGTTTTAAATTTATACGAAGATAGTCATTATTTATATTCTAATATCTTTTTCTTATACTTTTTTATCAATTCTTGCAATTCATCTGCTGAATACTTCCTTGTTTGATGTGCTTTTTCGTGTAATTGTAGCAATCTATCTGCTCCTATTCGCTTTTCTATTCCGATTTGGTAGTTAAGTAAGTTTCCGTGTTTGTATTGGTTACACGCTACGCATTGACCGTGAACGTTATCCTCGTCAAAAGTGACTGCTTTGTGTCCTCCTGAGCTAAAATAATGCCCAGCATCAAACTTAGATCCTAACTTTGATTCGCAACTTACACAAGGTTTGTGCTTATCACGTAATCGGATGTACTGATTGAATACCTTTTGAGCTTCTTTCATCCAATCTGAAGTGGTTTTAAGCTCGTTTTTCATTCGAACCTTAGTCTGCTTCCACATCTTCTCTTTTGTCTCTGCTACGAAAGCTCTGATGCATTCGTCTTTTAGGCAGTATTTATGATTAAACCTGATTGGCTCAAACTTTTCTTTGCAGTTTTTACATCTCATAACGGAAGTTGTTTTAAAATTTTGTAAAGTACATTCACAACAATTGAATTACCTGCCTGTTTGTATGCTTGTGAGTCGCTTACCGGCCAAGTGAATGAATCAGGAAAGTCCATTAATCGGAAGCATTCTCGTGGAGTAAGTTTTCTAACTTGATATCCATCCCATAATCTCCTATCATTATGGTGCGGTTCTTTTAATGCTGGTGATTCATTGTGAATTGATTGATTGTAAGTATCAAACATCATTGGCTTTCCAGTTGGTAGTTCGTGTTTTTTTAATGTTGCATTTAATCTCTTGTCGTTATATTTTACTTTAATAATGTTATCACTAATGTCTAATGATGAACTTGACTTTGTTATTGCAGTAGCATAATCATTTTCAGTTCGGTAATTTATTTTACCATTATTAAAATTGTCACTTCTATTTTCAAGATATCCAATCATTTTCTCACTCAAAAAATACTTATCCTCAACCTCATCCTCGAGTACATCCTTGAGTCGCTTGGTGAGATGCTCTTCTCGTGGGAATTGAAAGCAATTGTCAACGTCATCTCGGATGCCAATCAAGAAAACTCGCTCACGATTTTGAGGAACACCGTGATGCTTTGCGTTGATTACTTGCCAATACAAATGGTAAGCAACTGACTCATCATATGGGAACAATACAGGCACTCCGTTGACTGATTTTCCTCCGAGCATATTCACCCATTCCTGGAATGTTCTGCCACCATCATCAGAGAGCAAACCTTTGACGTTCTCAAATATAAAGAATCGAGGTTTGTTGACCTGAATGAACTCGTGAGAATTGAAAAACAAGATGCCTCGCTTGTCATCCTTGCCGAGTCGCTTCCCTGCCAATGAGAATGCTTGACAAGGTGGTGAGGTCATATAAATATCCAATGACTCGGATGGAATCTCTCGGTCATATACGTTGATTGGATAGTATTCCGGTTCACCATAGTTGTGGATGAATGTCTCACGAGCAAACTTGTCCATATCACAGGCAAACACTTCCTTGTATTCAACACCTAAACGAATGAGTGATTGATTGAATGCACCAACTCCACTGAAATCGCTTCCTACTTTTAACATAGCGTTATCGTGTTTTTATAGTTTAATTGATTCCTCAATCCATTGACGAAAAGCAATCTGCAAATCTACTTGCTCTTTCCATACTTGCTCAGCGTGTGCTTCGTCTATTCGTAGAACTGAACGGTCAGTCTTGTGTATTTCTTGTAGTAGCATATTGGCTTTGTTTTTTAGTCCTTGTCTGAACACGGATTGGTCATTTAAATCTTCGATGAAGTCTCCTAATACCGGTAGGAAAGCGGCAAGTGCCACAAGTTTTTGTTCTCTTGTCATAATTGATTTTCTATTTGGTTAAACTTTATTTGGTTTTCTAATTCTAATACTTTTTCTTGGAGCTTAATGTTTCGTCTTGCTAACTCCGTGTTTTCTCTGCTTATTGCTAATATGTGGTCACTTAGGTCAGTAAATGCTTGATAGGCTTCAAGTAGTTCTAATTCGCTTTGCTTTGCTCCATCTATGTAAGGCTTTGCGTTTGGTTTGTCTTTTTGTATTTGCTCTCTTGCTAATCTGATTCGTGTTCTGATAGATTCGAGGTTAGCTTTGGTCTTTATGATCAATAAGTATAAGTCCATCAGAAAGGAGTTTGGTTTGTAAATCTACTGAAATTATTATTTTCAATCGTCTGCTGAACTTCTTGAGGTCGGTGTTTTGCTAATGGATCAACTCCGTTTATTTGAAACCCTAAACCTGCATTAAACATACAATAAACAGGCTCATTCAATCCAGTGTGCTTTCCTCCTGTCTCCATATCCTTGACTTTTTCTACTCCTACCCAAGTTACATACTTCATTGTTTCGTGTTTGATTAGGCGGTGAATTACAAACATATCATCACATCTATTTAAAAATGCCTTACCTCCCTCAATATGGTCTTTAAGTGGAGGTTTAAGGTGACCTTTAAAATCACCATCTTGATATAGGTTTCCGTTTCTACCTGATTCAGTATTGGGATGCGTGTTTATGTAGATAGTCATTCCTGTTTCATTAACAAACTGACGAGCAGTATTCATAAACTCATAGTTTCCTGCAAAGCTCATCTCTCTATCAAGTCCGGTAAATGGATCAATCAATCCTACGTTTGCTCCGCTCTCTTTGAATAAGCTAAAAATGTCACTTGGTTTGTATAGTTTTGAGTTATCTATAAACACGAATGACTGCTCCAAGTACGCTAAATCTCCGCTAATTTCTCTATGACTTAAACTTGCAAAAGGCTTACCTCTATACATCTGAATCATATCTCGTAAGATTTGACCTTTCTGATTCTCACCTGACCAAATGCAGAATGTTAGATTGTGTTTAAGAGCCAGTGTCAGAAAGTACCAATTTATCCAATACGTCTTTCCTACGTTATCGTGACCTAAAATGATGTTTACTTGTTTTGGTTTGAATCTCAAATGCTCATCTAAGAAGCAATCTACTCCAAGACCTTGTTTGATTTTACCATCTTTTACATCAAGTAGGTATTGTAAAGTGTCTCCGTGTTTACTTATCATAGCATTTATTTCAGTATTCCTAACTTACGAGCAAGAGCAGCCTCTTTACTGCCATCGTCTTTGTATGTATCGCTACTTGAGTTTTTAGATAGCCATTTTGTAGCAGTCAAATATAGTGAAACATATTTCTTGTTGCCTTTGTAATTTTCTATGGCATCCAATGTTTCATCAATTTGGTTTATACTGTACTTCTCAAGTAACTTGTCAACCTCATCAACTGAAATAGATAGATGTGCGAAGCTCCTATATATATCTTTAGATATAACATTAACATTATCATTAACATTATCAGCTATTTTTGCTATCGGTTTTATGCGTTTGCTATCGTTTGCTATCGTTTGCCATCTTTTGTTAGCTCCTGCTATACCTGCTTCACTTCTCTTAACTCGCTTTTCCTCAAATAGTTTAAGGTCACGCTTTAATTGTTGTTTGATTGGCTCAAAAGCGATGTTTACAATCAAGTCATCACTTGTCGGGTTCTCATCACTAACGTAAGCGTAAATGTGTTTGATTAATTTACCTGCAACTTCATCAGGTAGTTTATTCCATAAGTCCTTTTGATCAACGTAAAGGATAAACGATTTTTTGTCTTTTGCCATTCTGCGACTTTTAGCAATAAAAAAGCCCATTAAGTTTCGCAGTCGCAGTGCTACTCCTCAATGAGCTTTCAATAATTTCTTAATTAGGTCTGCGACACCTCTTGCAAATATAACTGTTTAACTCTTATTTTGTTTGTTTGTTGAAAACTCTCCGTTTTTTATTCGTTCCTGGAGACTGCATAGCTCGAAATAGTTTTGGCACTTTAAGACTGCCTCTTCGATTTTACTCAGCTTAGAAATAGACGGAGTAACATACAAAAAGTCTTCAAACTCTACTACATAAGAAGATACGTAGTCTAAAAATACTTGGTCTTTCTTGATGCTATTGTACAAGTTCAATCCGTTTATGATCGTAGCGTGAGTTCTATTGAATAGTTCTCCGGTTTTTGTCAATGAATATCCGTGTTTTTGCATCAGGTGGTAAATAAATGCTCTATGATAAACCATCTGCTGAGCTCTGCACTCTGAATCAAGTTCGTCTCTCTTAATGACCTCTTTAACTTTCTCTAATAGTTGCTCTCTCATTGTGGCGTTATTTTAAATTTTCCGTCATTGTATCTACCTGTTTCAATCAAGTCCATCTTTTTCCAATAGCATAGACTCTTTGATGTGAATATCCACTCTTGCACCGTGACAAGTCCTACGTGGTATGTTAGTTTAAATCTCATAGCGTGTTGATTTTAATTTCGCAAATTCGTTTATATAGATCAAAGTCGAAGTTATCCCAGTAACGATTCAACTGATAGTCTCTAAATAAACCAAGACTCATCGTCATCGAAGTGTTCGTAATTACAGCACTCTTCGCAGAACTCGTTAAATTGTCCATCTCTTGCTGCGTTAAGAAGTTCTGCCATAGCATTTTCTGCTTCGTTGATGGTGAGGTTTCCTGTCCATCTTGTTGTTTCGATTTTAAACTCATCTCTTTCATTTATTTTATCATAGTCATAGTGTAGCTCTACCATTCCAATATGCGAATCGTCTTCAGTTCTAAAGATATTCACGTCTAATAAGCGATTGTAGCTACTTGCATCGCCCTCTTCAAAGTAAAATTTATTTGCCATATTTTCTATTATATACTCCTTGTGCATATTTAGACCAATCTCCTTTAAGTTCGTAGGTCTGCTTTTCTAATTGTGTATTCTCCGTCTTTATGTCTAATACCGGAGGTGTGTTTGTCGCACATAACCAAATGATTATTGATGCGATAGGAATAAAGAAAACAACTATGTGTCGAAAAAAGTTCTTGTCTTCCTCTTCGAGTTCTTTCCACTCTGATTTGATTTCGTTAAATGTTATCATCTTGATTTAAGTTTAGTTTTACAATACTTGACATATCCACTGCGGTTACCCACCTTGCACGTGCCATCTTTGTTGCTTCGTGTTCTACTCCGAATACCGTCTCAGAGTTCTTTAATGCTTCCCAAAGTTTGTCTTGCTCTTGGTTTAGCATCTTAATTAATTCTTGTTTTTTCATAGCGTTTGTTTAAATGTTATATGCAAATATAAACACTTATTCGTAATTATCAACAAAAGGTTGCAAATTTTTTTAAATTTTTTTTTGAAGAGCATAAAAAAGCCTCCGATTAAGGAGGCTCTTACGCTATGTGTAGTGGTTAGGTGTACAAATATACTAAAAGATATGTGTTAAACGTGCTACTTGACCAAAATCTTTATGGTGAATGAAACCCTCAACTGCTTTCGGAACGTG